AGTGCAAGATAGGTGTTTGCCATTGTTCATGTCTCCTGTTTCTGTGATTAGCGCCGCTTGAACAGTCCGCGCAGCGCCGCCTTGTCCGTTTCGCCGGTGTCGGTGCTGAGCGGTGCGTCCTCGCCCCGGACGGGCGGCTTGGCCTGTTCGCTCAGTTGCTTGACCTCGGCCTCCAGCTCGGTGATTCGGAGCGCCTGCGCCTCCTCGTAGGACTTGCCTTCGAGGAACCACGTCGCGCCCCTGTCGCCGAACGCCTCGATGAATCGCTTGCTCTCCGCAAGCACGGCCGCTTTGGGGTCCTCAGTGACGGCAACGGGCTCGACCGGCGCGGCTTCGCCGGGCTTCTCCTCGGTCACTTCGGGCTTCTCCTCTGCCTCGACCGGCTCAACCGTCTCGACCGGCTCTTCCACAACTTCCGCCTCGACGCCCTCGACGGGCTTCGCGGATTCATTCTGTGCCATTTCATGTCTCCTAACCGTTATGGCGACGTTTCGGTCGCCGTCTGAAAAAACGCGGCTCTCCGTGTTCATGTCCGCGCCGTAGGGGCACACGGCCACGCCGCGCAACTGCCACTCGCGGACAATGGACATGGGGCCGACAACTTCAGCACCGTTGACCACGGCGCTTTCGCCCTCACTCAATTCCTCAATCACGGCCTCGCCAGACCAGTCTATTGACGCCTCCCACGGCACACCGTTCCGGCCCTTGTAGATGACCTCGGCGGCGCGGTCTCCGTCCTTGAACGGCGTCAGCGCCCCGCTGCATGACAGGTCACCCGCCTCCGTGGAAAAGTGATTCAGGTAGCCGATGACCTCGTCGGAATTGTGAACGTAGTCGATGGGGAGCCGGGCCTTGTGCATTCGCATACCCGACATGTCATGCACGATGTCGCCCCAGAACCAGTGCGAAAGCGGCTTGCCGGAACGGGCCAGCATCTGGATCGGGACGGTCTTGGAGTCCGGCCCGTTGTCGCCGAACTGCGCCTCGGCCGTCATTCGGCACATCTGCGCCGGAACCTTCTTTGTCTCTGCCATTTCGTTCCTCCTCTGCCAAAGAAAAAGGCCGTGCAGGGGTGTGGCCCCACACGGCCTTTGTTGTCTTTGGCGACAAGCGACGGATGATCAGTCCGTCCGTATTCTGCTATTCAGCGCCGTCAGTGGCCGCGATTGCGGCGTCCATATCTTCCGGCGTAAGACCTTTGCTCCGCATGTACTCCTGTTCGGCGGCCAACTCGTCAACAACGTCGGCAAAGTCGCGCCCGAAACGCTCGCGTATCACGCGGGAGCGCGTGTCAAGCTTTGCCTCGATGGCCGCGATGTCCGCCTTCACGTCAGCGAGCGGCTGTATCCACGGCGTTCCGCGCGGTATCCAGTCCCACGCACGCTCCGTCGGGTCATAGTCGCCCAGGGCCAACTCGCCCCGCTCAATCGCCAACCCCAGCCGCCACTCGGTGATCCAATCAAGAAGCTCCTGCACGTCTTGCCGCTTATGGTCAACGCTCTTTTCGTACTGGATGAGCGCGATGCGTGAGCCGGAAAAGGTACTGCGCGACTCGTCGTACAGGCACATCGGCATATCGAGCGCCTTCAGCGCGACCGCGATGACCTGGTTCATGTATTCAGCGAACGCCGGCGACGGCGTGTCGGACTCCAGGAACTTCGCATCGTCGCCGTCGCGCAGGTCAAGCAGGACGGGGCCGGACCCGAAATCGACCTCGTATTCGTCGTCATCGCCCGTGGTGGTTGTGCCAAGTGCGTTCCCGCCCTGCCGCGTGATCGCCAGCGCAAACAATTGCGTGACTTTCATCTTCGCGAGGGCGTAGTCCATGCCCTCGTAGCAGTCCTGGAACGTATTGACGGCCGGGGCCAACGGCGACACGCCGCGAAGCTGATCGAACCGCTCAAAACAGCCGTGCAGGTAGGCGTTGTCGGCCGGCACGAAGCGCTCGAACACCAGTTGCCCCGACGACGTGCGGCGGCAGACAGAATATTCACCAACGGCGGAGCCGCGCATCTTTACGCCATGCACCAGCCCGGCCCGCTCGGTTGCGGTCGCCCCCGACGGCGTTGCGATACGGTCGCCCTCTACGGCTTGCAACCGGCCGTCGTCGAGCCGCACAACGAGCACGTCGCCATCGACTATCCGGCGTTGCTCGACCAGCCGAATCATGCGCGAGAGCGGGAAACGCCGCGTGACATCGCAACGGTCAGCCCGCGAATACCGCCGCATGAACCGCTCGATTGCGATGTCGTTATCGGTGTTCCCGTCCCGGCTCTGAAACGAAAAGGCCGTCACGTAGTCGAGGTGCAGGCGAATTGCCCATGCCGCAATGGAAAAGTTGCGGGTCAGGTCGCGGGCCGTGGAAACCAGCTTGCGCCGCTTCGTCGCGTCTAAGTCCCAATCCTCGGACAACAGCTTAGAGGACGGGGCACGACGACGGGCTTTGGCGACCGTCGCGTCATAGTTGAACCGCATCGGACGCCCGTCCGGGCCGAGTAACTCTTTTGGCATGTCAGAAGTTCCTCAGCGAGACTGTGCGGGCCACGCCGTTCGTCTCGGCGTCAACGACCGCCTTCCAGTAGCGATATTTTTGTTCGAGGTCATCGACGGACACGGTGCGCCCGTCAACCGAGGCGGACTTCAGGCCCGCGTGTGCAAGCAGAAGCACCTCGTACTTTGCCAGCATCTGTTCTGCAAACGTTTCGTCGGCCATACGCACACCTCCTGGCGGACACTACCACGTTACACGCAACATACAGCACGGAAACATACAGTGTCAAACGCGCAGTGTCGCATTAGTGCGAATTTCGCACTAATTTAGCGTGGCGTAAGCCCCTCGTCACCCGCCATGAGCGGATAGGACCTGTCAAAGTTTTCTTGTGACATTCTTGTGACATTCTGTGACATTCCGTGACAAAAGTCGGGGAGTTTCAGAGGGGAGATGCCGCGCCTTTTCGTGTCACGGAATGTCACGGTTCTCGGAACGGTTCAAGGCAGCGCGCGACCGAGGCAATGCTGGCCGACGCCTGGGCGCGAGAGTGCGAATCTCGCACTAATTTACGTGACCTTCTTGTCTGGCGGGTCACTGCGGTCGCATCGGGGTTGCCCGCAGTCAAGGCATTCGGTGTAGCGGTGTTCCTTCACGCTCCCGTTATTTGGCACGCGCCGCGTGCCATGATAACCACTGCGCCGGACACTGCCGCACCTCTTGCAGCGCGACGCCCCGTCCGGCACGGACACAACGATGATGCGTTGCCGCTTTTTCTTGCTGGCCGACTTCTTCGCTGTTTTTTTGCCGCTTTTTGCCTTCGCCATTTACCGTATCCTCCTGTCAGATGTTCAGGTTACGCACTCTCCGCGCCTTTCGCGGCTTGCGGTCCGCTCCGTCCTCCGTCGTGATGCCCGCGTAGGACGCGGCGGCCGCACAGCCCACGAGGCAGTCAAGCCAATGGTTATCTGGCCGCTCGTGCCGCCAGCGCCATTCTTTCACGTCCCGACCGTGCCCGCTCGTCACCACGTAGACCTCCGAGCCGCAGACGTGCTCGGCAAACAGGCGGTGCTCACCGGGCCGCTTGCCCCACAACGTCAGCGCGCCTGGATCGCCGGGCGTGATTGTCAGGCGGGAATGGACAATGCTTTTCCACTGATTCACATCGACGCAGATGTGGGGGAACTCTTTTGTGCCGGCGACCGAGGGCACGAACCAGCCATCGCCGATATGCCAGCCCGGCCGCCGCTGGTACATCACAATCGGCTTGTTCGCGGCCCGGATACCGACGCCCTTTGATGGTATCATTGCCGCCCCGCCCGCCTTGTGCTTGACCGCGTTCACGAGTTGCGCCTTGTAGCCCACGTCAACAAAGAGCCGGTCGATGCGCGTCACGCCGCCGCCAGCCCGTTCCCACTCACGCCCCAGCAGGTCGGTCACGAGGTCGGTCAGTCCGGCCTGGATTGCCCCGTCCTCGCCGGCCCCGCGATACGTGCGGCCGAGCGTCCGCTGTGCGGAGCGCAGCTCA